GTAGAAAGGAGTTATATCAACACCATTCCAGTAATGACCTCCGCATGACTCGCGAAATGGGCCCGAAGCGAAAGACTTCTTGGTGTTAACCTTGAAGCCTAGATACTTCAGAACCCATGTGAGCTCGTCATACATGCCCGAAGGGCAGATGATGTCATCACCATATACGGAGATGATACCACGAGTGCCTGTGAAGTAGGCGACGGATCTTGTAACAGCATAGAAGACGAGTGTCTCAAGCTGAAACGTGAACCCGTTACCCGCTGACGAGAACATCTCGTTACGGTGAAGTTCCCCATCAACCAAGGTGTATTCAGAACGAATACAATCAAGGAAGGTGAACCAGAGATCGGGCAGCAGCTGCTGCACAAGCTCGTAGGTTACAGAGTCGCTGGCGCTTGAGAGATCAAGCGTGGCGAGGGAGCCATCCATCGAACCAATTCTCGCGAGAGAACGGTTCTTTGACTGGTCTCGGATGGAAATACCATCCTTGCGAAGTGCCGCTTCAATAGCGTCACCCGCGCCCTTCTGGAGGAACATATTGATATCGGGCTCTTTACAGATAACCCGGTCAATATCCGTTTTCTTTGGCACGGTTAACAGCACGTTAGCATCTACCACCCGTAAGGGTGGACGGTCCCAACCTGGACAGAGCTCGAAAAGAGACTCAGCCCAGGGTAAGGCCTTCGATGTCACGCCGCTTTGCCCGACGTACTTTTCAGCCGGATGGCTGTTGGTACGCGACCGACTCGTGGATGCGCCACCTGAGAAAGCCCCGATAAGGGACTCTTCGGGTACGGTATCACAACCAAGGAGACGACGAATCGTACTCCGTGTGAACTCCATGAACTCCCCGAACGCAACCCTCGGAAGAATTTGATATTCCAAGGGGGTTAAAAAAAGGCGTTCGTTCGTAAAGGCGTTGTCCTGCTCAACGGCTCTCCATTTCTGGATAGCACGTGATCTCCGTAATTCCGGAGAATCCGTATCCTTGGATACGAATTTGGACATAACCTCCTCTAAAAGGTAATCCCTAGCGGGACTCTTCGAGAGGGTACGAAGGTCGTTCAAGAGGTCCTCGAGAAGAGGGCGGGGTAACGCGGGTGCGGTCAAGCCGCACGTCTCGTTCAACATAGGAGTCACTCCATATGTAAGGTTGCCCCTTGGGATAGGAGACAACCAGGAAACCGATCGCGACAATGAGCGCCGCAGTGATTAACATCGCTGCAAGCGCCACTATCGCAACCGAAGAGTCACGGAACAAATCCGTTAGGCCTGTTCAAGTTCGACGATAACGTCCCACATGCTGTTGTTCGCCAGAAGCGAACGGAGCATGGAAACGGCATCGCCGCGCTCGTCAGCCGTGGCAGTGCCTTCGCTCGCGAACGTCAGGGTGGCATAAGCCGTCCGGACGACCGTGGGCTTGGCAACACCATTGCTGCCGGTGACTTCCTGAACCTCTGGGAGGGTCAGGTTGACGGTCGTCTTGCGACGGCCGGCTTCGGTGGTGACCGACTGAGCGATGCTCAGGCGGCTATTGCCGATCGGAATACCCCCAGGTCCTCGTTCGAGGAAGTTGGTCGTGCCCGCATTTGCCGAATGGCGCTTGAAGGTACGGTCCGCATTGGCCACGTCTTTGAGGACGATGGTTTCGATATATGCCACTTGGCATTATCCTTCTCTGTTAGGTGTTGCTAAAGCAGCTGCCTGATAAGAGCCAGTGCGTTTAGGGTCCGAGTTGTTGATAAGGGAGTCTCGTCAGCGAAGAAGACAGGGGACGGAAATTCCGTCAACCTATCACGGACGAAGTCGAACTGGTCCTCCTTGTAGAGGCCCGGGTCGACAAGGAAAGAATTAAGCTCAGCGAGCTCATCTTCCATGTCCTCACGATGACGAATCTCAAGCGACGCCTTACGGTGTCGAGTGAGACTCCCGCGGGAGAACTTCAATCCAGACGTAGCCGATGCTGCGCTTAGAACGTCCCCAATGGGGATGAACCAATCGACGGCAAAGGACCAGGGAACAACTTCCCAGGCAATGACGGCTGGATTCGCAAGACCAAACTTTTCGCGGGTAAACGCACCCGGATCGAGGATCGTGGCTTCAATGAAGCACTTCACCTCGGCCGTGTACTCCCACCTTTGTCTGGTACTCCTATAGTCAAATTCGCCAGACCTAGAGACAACGCCTTTTCCGGTTGCCCGGAGAGGTTTGCTCGCAATCTTTTGAAATAAGACTTCCGAGATATCATGAACGGATTGAGCCAAAGGCTTCCATCCATATTGATATTGCAGCCATAAATTAGCCGCATCTCGGGAAGGAGAACCGCCAAATAAATTGCGGAAGTAACCTAAATTGCGCCTTTTGAGCGCTAATAGGAAATCAGCC